TCATAAAGTTCAATGTGCATATCATCTATGCCACCTGATGTTGGTAAATAGATAAGAGCAACTTTATTTACAACTGCGCCCATCTGGGCTAAGCCATAACCATAAAGTTGAACTTGAATTTGTTGCTGAGTGGTAGCGCCACTGCTGCGGCGTTCTTTTAATCCACTCGTACCTGTTGTTTTCCAATCCATTACGATTCCACGAACTTCATCATATAAATCAATGGTGCCTGATAATCCGCCTCTGATCGTAACTTTTTGTTCGACTTGAAAACCTTCAACTTTTTCAAATATTTCCGCTAAGTGAGAATGAATTGCAGTTCCAACTTGAGCAGCCCAATTACCACTAGAGCCTTCATTAGCCTTTGGAATATCAATTAACTTATAGGCTAAACGGCGCAAGCATTCGTGGCCGATTTCAGATGGGCCAATAGATACTTGCTTGCTTCTAGGTGTCCAAGTGCCAGCATCGGTAATGATTTTTGCAATATCCATTGCCATTTGCTTGCTTGGTTTATTTGGTGCTACTAAGTTATTCATCATCCTCATCATCATATTCATCTGGTGTAATTGGATTAAATGGCGGTGTATCAATCGTTGGAGCAGGAATGATACTACTCATTATCTTGCTCCACGATTGAGAAACGCCGAGAGTTTGAAATAACTTCTAAGGTATCTAAAACCTGCGCAGGTAAAATTTCCTTTGCACGCTTTATATCAAAACGCCTAGTTTCGATAAAACTCCATCGAACTACTGGCCGATTTTGATACATACCAACTTCAGCATCGCCAAGAGATTGCTCGATGTGCGCTCTGGCTACATCTGCTACCTCTTGCCATTCTTTGATCTTGGCTAGAGCATTTTTATAGTTCTCTAGCCAAGCAGCGGCGTTGTTATCAAAATCAACAACACCTTTTTCAATTTCTACACTCACTGATTTACCCCCTTATTTGTTTACCAGTATTTGTGCTTTAACCAATGATTCCAGGCTTTGCAAGCACCGCCTGAACCATAATGCCGCCCAAGATAGGCAAGGGCTGCAACCATTTGCGCTGCTGGAGCATCTGAGCGTTTCATTCCAAGATTCTCCATAGTTCCATCCAATAGTTGGCCGATACCCTCGGCTGAACTAATTGGATTCTTGGTATCGTTCCAATGGCTTTCTTTAGTCATTAGTTGATCCCAACATTTAAAATCTTTATTGTTCAATAGTTCCTTTGCCAAATCTCTAGCATCCACTTGATTGATCAGCATTTTAGGCTGAGCAGATAGTGGGCTAACCCGATCTGGTGCAACTGCTTGAACTAATAAAGAAGTCATTGCGCTAACCCCGATGATGAGCGCAATTCTTTGGCTAACTTTTCTATATTCAGGTTTGATTGGATTGCTCCTTTCATTTTCACCTTTTCATACCTGCGAATCATCTCCTTTACATAAGGCAGATTCACTTGCAGAAATGATGCTATGTGTTGAGGAGTATTTCCTTCATCGTGCATTTTACGAACAGTTTTGGCTTTACCCTTGCGTTCCACGAACAGAGATTGTTTTTTAAATAATCTCCTACGCATCTCGCCAGTAGTTCCACCCCAAATGCCGAATCGGATTTTCTCCTTTATCGCGTACTCCAAGCATTCCTTTCTATGTATGCAGATGTTACAAATCGATTGCAACTCTGGGAGGCGCTCTGCCTCAAGTATCTTTCCATCAGGAAAGAAATAGTCTTTGTTTTCCAATTTTGCACAAAGCGCATTGGAAAATTTGGGGGAATCAGATAGGAAGTCAATGGGCCTCATTTATCAGAAAGCCATTGAGTTAAATCTTGAATCACCCAAGATTTTTCAATACCTGCATTGCGCCGTTTAACAATCACATAAGCAGGGGGAATAAAATCTAAATTTCTTGCTCTTGCATAATTCTCAGCCTCAATTTGTGCTTCAGCCCAAAAGATAGGTAGGTCTAACTTCTTTCGATTCTTAAGTTCTAAAATATAGGTAGCACCAGAAATGATTACAACTAAATCGCCTTCATCTCTTGCGCCCGCCTTGGTCAAACGCTCTGCTACGACACCAGCAGCGCGAAAGAATCTTAGAACTGCCGTTTCAAAAGCAGCACCCTTTCTACCATTTGGGTTAGCCATTACTTAACAATCTCCAATCGGATTTTGTTTTTATCTTGAACTGTTTGGATTATCTCCTGGGCTAAATCGAGCAACTCTCGTTCAGTAAGTTTTGCAACCTTTAATGCCATTGGCGGTAAATTCTTGCGAACATTATCCAATCGCATTGTTGCAAAATCATCACCCAGATCAGCCTTGGATGCCTTTTTAATTTCGGCAAAATCACTAAGTTCAATTTCATCGCTGATATTTTCAATCAGATCAACGCAGGCTTCCTGCTCCTCTAAATACAAATAGTAGGAGCCATCATTAGAGATAAAGATTTTAAAAATCTCACTCCACCTATCACTCATTTGCTTAACGCCTTTTTCATCTTGGCTCGGCTTTTCTCAGCCTTCTTTACTTGGCCTGCCCAATCATCGGTTCCATTGGTCAGGATGCTGGCAAGAGAAGCCCCTATTAGGGCTAAACCCGCTGCACCTATCATTATTGCTATTTCCATTCCTTACCCCCTTTTAACCCAGGATTGGGCGTAGGGCGATTGTGGCATAAGTAACTGACTTCTGAGGGAAAAATTGTCGCGACACGCCGAATCTAAGGGTTGCAGGTACTTGACCAGATAGCCAATTGTCTATACATTTATCTTATTGGGGAAAGGCCCCTAAAAGGAAGGCAAGACAATGAAGTTAGATAACAAAGTATGTAACTGTAATCAATACTGCTTAGATTCAATTTGTATCTCTAGCGATAGCAACCTTCGTGTTCGCAAGTGCTGGTGTGCAGATTGCAAAGTAGTTCGCAAGGAAACAAAAGCAAACGCATATAAAATTACTGTTGTAGAGGCAAAATAATGACCTATACAGTTGTTTGTAACTGGGGATGGTATGACCACGATGATTGCCGCAACGCATATAGTGTTCATAATAGCGATTGCAAAATTACAAAAAGAATCAGTTCAAATGTTCAAGGCATTTGGGATGATAAATTTGCAACAATAGAAAATGCAATTGAAGGTTGCATTGATGATGCAGAAGGCCGTTTTACAGAAACACTTGCAAAATTTGGTTTCTGGCAAATGGTTAAAGTTTGTAAATGCGCTGGCGGCGCAGCAGCAAAGAAAAATGCAAAACAAATTGTAAAGGTAGGTGCCTAATGCAACGCTCTAAAAGATATCTGCAAGTTCGCAAAGTAGCCAGGATCGGTTTCTGGCTACTAATGCTGGCCACGATTTATTTCTTGGCAACTCACATTAATTACACTGGCGACGGCTACTGCTTCGGTTCAATGGATAGTTGTTATCTAAAGGAAGGTAAGTAAAATGATTTGTGAATGCGGTTTTAAATTATCTGCAAAGGCTATAACTTGCTCTAATTGTGATGAAATGTTTAATGAGGAGTTAGAAGCCTATATTGAAGCAATCGAAACTAAGGAGGCAAAATAATGAAAAACTGTGTAATGTGTGAAAAACCTAGCGCTAACTTAGTTCGCCGCTGGTATCAATACGATAATGGCGAGCAGTTCCAATGCCTAGTTTGCCCGAAGTGCGATGTTTTACATTCCAATATGATGATGAAAGGGAGGTGAAATGATGGGCGCAATGAAAGCATTATTTACAGAAATGCAAATGGATATGCTGGCATCGGCTGAGGTTCTAATTACTGCTAGCAATAGCAGCGATCCTGATGAAATGGCTAGGGCCATTTATGTAAGTATGAAAGTTTTAAATCCGCATCTAAAAACACTAACAGGAGAATAATGGCTACGAAACCGCAACGATCAGTAAGAATTGCAGATGCAATTTGGAATAAGGTAAGAATCAAGGCAGCAGCGGAGGGCAAAACCGCCTCTGAGGTAATCAATGATTGTTTGAAGGATTACATCAAGTGAGAATCCTTTGGGCAGTATTAACGGCGGTAGTGGCCGTCGGCAAGGGCAGGCGGCCCCTGCCTTGGGCAATTCTGGGCTTTATGGGAGGTTGGGTGGCCTTGGGCATTGCTTGCCTCAGCCCCCAGCGCCCGCTGCGGCCAGTGCCTCCTTGGCTGCTGAATTTGGGCTACCAGAGCCAGGCTAAGCGGGCTTTTGCCAAGATCGACACGCCGAAAGATTTATTGGGCTAGATTTGCGTGTATAGACAATCGCCTATACACTTATGCCATCGGAACAAAAGGTTCCAAATAAAGGGAGGCACCAAATGAAGTTAGTACCAACAACAGAAACAGTAAAGATTCAATGGTTTGCAATTTTGCACGATGGTTCAAAAATGCGTAACAATAAAGGTTTTCAACATAATGCTTGGGATGTTAAATGTTCTTGCGGTTGGGAATCAAGAACTGGTGGAGCAATTAAGGCTTGCGTACAAAGAGAAGTAGAAGCGCACAAATGGGATGCACACGATTATACTTGGCAGGCAAGTAACTAAATAGCATTGAGGAAACTCCTCAATAGAAAAGGAAGGCACCAAATGGCTAGAGTAATAAAAGAATGGATCAGTAAAGATGGTTCATTTGCAATAAAAGTAAATGATGATATGAGTTATCAAATACTTAAAGATGGCGAAGTTATTAACACTAATCACGCAATGGATAAGTGGTACGACACCGCAGGGCAAGTTGTTACACATATTCAAAATGATATTGATTTTGGATATTACCCAAAACTTGCAGGCATCAAAGGTGAATTAATAAAAGCATAATTAAAACAAAAAAATCCCTACCTCCGCCGACGGCTGGCGAGGTAGGGATTTTTTATTGGGCTAGCGCTTGCGCTATACCCTGCTCTAAGGAAATCTTTGGTTCATAAATCATATTCATAAATCTTGGATTACCAACACGATACTCAACGCCAACTGGCGCAGTTATATCAGTTTGGATTGGTGCTAAATATCCAGCAGATAACATCATCATTTCTGCTAAATCAATAAAAGAGGTTGCCCTACCAGAGCAGATATTCATAACTTCAACGCCATTAAGAATGGCTGCAAAAGTTGCTTGAACTACATCGTCAATATGTACAAAATCTCTTACTTGCTGACCTGATCCCCATATTTTAAATGGTGATGCTTTCGCCTTAGCCCTGGCAATAAATGATGGGAATGGATAATCTAAAGATTGATCAGCGCCATATCCTGAAAATGGGCGAAGGATACTTACCTTCAAGCCTTCATCTCTGGCGTATTGCGCCAGCATCTCACCAGTTAATTTACTCCAACCATAAGTTTGATCAGGAGTTCTAATGTGTTCTAAATTTATATCTTGCTCAGATAGTTTTGCTTTAAATCTTGCTCGCTGCAACATAATTGGATAAGCAGCAGAGGATGAGAAATAAACAATTCGCCCAGGGCGAGTTCTAAGCGCCCATTGGAATAGGTCAGAATCAATTGCCAGGTCAGTGGCAACTGCCAAAGGATTACCTTCAATGATGGCTCTGCCACCGACTACGGCGGCTAAGTGGATTACAACATCAAAGTAAGTGTTATCGGCTGCAAAGAATTTGCGAGCATCGATGCCTGATTTAATATCAAAGCCAACTATTTCATTATTCTTTGTGTCTAGCGCTCTATGAAATGCTCTACCTACAAAACCTTCATCGCCTGTAATTAAGATTTTCATTTAAGTTGCGATCTAGTCCATAGTTGATAGCGGCCATGATCTGTCCATTCAGCATTGATCATTGCTGGATTAATAAAGATTCTGTATCCAGCCTTGCGCAAATCTGCATTGTAAGCAACTATCTCGCAAGTTTCACGGCCATCACGATCAAATGCAATATGCGTGCCAGCAATAAAAGCCTTTGGTTTAAAAATAAGAAACCCCCCATGTGCGCTATCGACTTCAATCCAATCGCTATCTTTAGGAATAGTACGCAACAAAGGAGCAATTGCCAACTTAAAGGCAGTTAGATTATCTGCCCCTTTTTTAGTCAAATCAAAGTATTCTTTCCAACAATCTCTTTCAATCCAACCAGTAGATCGCAGGCACCAAATATCATAGTAAACATCGCTTTGATTGGCAGTTACTACATCCCAATCTTTATTCTTAAAAGATGAATTAACTGCTTCTTTTGATATTGCTGAGTTCAAACCATCAAAATCAGCCACTACTACATAATCAACATCTTGGTAATTTTCTTTAACTATCTGAGTGTAAAGGTTTCTTGCGTAGGCTAATCTTTGAGTTCGATAGGGCAAGGTTGTACTTAGTTTGCCACAAAACTCAGTTCGTATCTTTGGATCGTTCGCCATCATACCTTTTACAACTTCAATGGTTTGATCGTGGCTGTCTGATTCTATAAATACCCATTGCAAATCAAAATCAGAAAGAGCCTCGGAGATGCGTTGGTAATCATCAAAGATGGTTTTTTCAACATTTCTGATAGCACCGCAAACTACAATTTTTTTCATTTAAGTTTAGTTAGCAGGGTTTGGTATTGATCGCTGGCGATGTAATTATCAAAGGCTACTTTATCTGCTGAATAAACTTCAGGAGCGTTCACCCTAGCGTAATTTTCATCCATCGGTGCCTTGCCGTTGAAGGCGTGGCAATGCTCAATGATTACATCAGGTAGGTATTTAATCTTGCCTAAATCCTGCCCAAGTTTTAGCCAAAAGTTATCTAGGTATAAATGGCGCTGAGTATCAGGAACCATTCCTCGCAGATGCTCAACTATTTGAGCAGACATTGCAACCGCAGTTGGTAGTGCTGAGCCTTGGAATAGATCGTTGCCATAAACAATATCTGAACCTGTATAAAGTTCCTCGACAAACTTCTCATCCCAGTTAGCAGTTCTTGGGCGGTGATCATCACCCATAAATGCAAAGTTATCAAACTCGCCTATAAATTGGCGGGCTATGTAATTTAGTGGATAAGCCATCCCACCAGTTTCATTATGAATCATAATTACAGATTCAACTGGCAGTTTCCAGGAATACTCACTTCGAGTTTCATCATTAAAATCTACTATGTAAAATCTTTTAGCCTTTGTATTTGTATCTACAAAAGCCTGCTCTAAGGCAATGGCATTATCTGGCCGCCCGCGAGTTGGAATAAGAACTACTAAATCACTCTCCACCATTTGCTAACTCCCCCGCTATTGCAAAATAAGCAGCGCCGTCAATGTAATTATCAGCCTTATAGGTTTCCATTGATCTTGCCACTTTGATTAGTGCGCAAATCATAGCGCCTTGCTCTGGTGTTATCTCGCAATCGAGATAAGCAGATAGAAGCCTGCTGATACGATTAAAGTTAATAGCAGGCGTTCCATAATCATCTTGCCTGTTGGTGTAAGTGAGCGCTTTAGCCTCATCTAAAATTTTCCCCCGATTCATTTATTTACTTAGAGCCTAGGCCGTATTCTTGCTCTGTTTTATCTGCCCATTTGGCGGCAGGGCCAGCGATTGAACCAATTAAGATTGCGTATTGAGGAGCAAGATCAGCAGCCAGTGCAATTCCCATTGTTACCGCTGATGCTAGAACTGCTCTTGCGTAAGATTTAAAAGCAGAAATTGTTTTAGGGTCTTTTAATTTAGCGATTAACTTTTCCATTTTTATCCTTTAAGGGCGAACTACGCCCATTATCAGGGAGTAGGAGCGTTTCCTAAGATACACACCATCTCCATTTGATTGGCTTCCTACACTACCACTTGAGGTATTACCTTCGATAACTTGCAGGTATTTTAGCGCAGTATTGTTCCATTTTACGATTCCGACATGATCAGGTTGAGCATCATCATCAAACTGGAAAAATACAATATCTCCAGCCTGAGCCTGACCTATTGGAATTACTTTGTTTTTCTTAGCAAACCATTTAAGGCCCGCATCGCAAGAGGCAAATCCTTTTTTACTTTGTGCTGCAATATTAGATATTAAACCAGCCTCATTAAAACACCAGGAAACAAAGGTAGCGCACCAAGGTTGGTTATTTGCACCATACCATTTACCAAAAATTGTTTCATTATTAGAAACTTCTTTGTAGCCAATTTGGGCTTTGGCTACCTCAATTACTTTACTCATAACACCCCTTTTATCTCTTAACTAACAACCTGTAAATTTCATCAATCCTGGCTTCTAGCCGTTCAACTTGCTGGTTAATTTCATTAATCTTATCTTTTACGCTGCTGCCCCCATTTGGCTTAAGTTCAGAAAGATAACTTTTCACTAAGAATCTTACCCCTGTTACCAAAAATCCAATCAATGTTCCAACCGCGACGCAGATCGCGGCCCATTCGTTAGCGGTCATTTGGTAATTACCAACACACTCATTAATGCGGTACCTGCTGAAGTAATGCCATAAATAGGAGATTCGTGATTATGAATTGTTAATTTATCACCATTATCCATTCTGTATCCAGTTGATGAAGTTACATTGCTATCACCAAGATAAATTGTTCCAGAGGATGAATGTAAATAAACTCCCTCAGCAACACCATCACCTGCTACTAATAAAGTT